AGCTTTTGCACCTAATACCTCAACTTGTGAGCGAATAGCTGCAAGCCGCTCTACAGGTGCAAGCGGCGAAAATTTACCGACAGTCAATTCCTGAATAAAATCAGTAAAGCTTTCTTTAATGCGGCTGAAACGTTGCACAAATTCATTTGCAGCCCGCGCTTGTTCGTTAAGCGCTTCAATTTGCAAATTCATTGTAGTAGTTAAAACGGTTTCAATCTCTGCAATTTTGGCCTGAACTTCAAACGCTTCTAATGCTTCTTTTTGCTCTTTATATAATTGATTGATTCGGTCTAATGGCAACCCTAACCGCTTTGCTTGCTCAATTATTGGATTAAATCTTTTATTTAATTCCGTCATTGCAGCATCAAAACGCGATATAGGATTAATCATTTCTTCAAATGATTTTAAAAATTCAATATCAGAAATTGCTTGGTCAACATTTGAGAAATCAACATTTTTTAAAGCCGCAGAAACAGCATCGCTAAACTTGCGTGTAGTGTTTTCGGTAAAATCTTTAAACAATGCCTCTAATAAGTCGCCCGCTTCTTTAAATTGTTTCCGCAAAGGCGAATCAGTATCAAACACTTTTAAATCTGTACCCTTTGCAAATTCAAAACCATACCTTTGAGAAACTGCAATCGATAACTTATCAGTAATATTGAAAAGCTTTGCCATAGCAGCCGCGCTACCAGAAAGCGCATCCACCATATCTTGGTTTTCTTGGCTAAACTTATCACCACGCAATCCGCCACGCGCTAAAATTTCGCCAGTTTCTAAATTTGTCGAACCCGTCTGCATACGGCTTGAAGGCTTTTTATTGCCAAATAATCCGCCGATTGCGTTTCCAATAAACGAACCTATCATAGGGCCGAGTATCGGAACGGGAATAAACGAACCCGCAATGGCTCCTACAGTTCCGCCTATATCAGCACCGATTCCACGCTGTCCAAATATTGCATTAGCTCCTAAGTTTCCTGCAAAACCACCAGCAGCACCACCAAGGGAACCACCAAAAGAGCCATTAGTTAAACTGCTTGCCGACGAAAGGCCAGTACCAGCAGCCGCTCTACCGCTCCATGGTAAGATTTCTCCCATACCAAAAGCACTGCCAAGTTTATCAAGCCCCATTCCCAGCATATCACCGCCACCAAATAGATTCATGGCGCTTGAACCTATGCTGGAAAGATTGCCTAAACTAAAACCGCCACCAGCAGAACCAGCACCCATCATGCCCGCAATATTAAGCCCCTGCGCCCCAAATATTTGTAGCGTGGCCATCTCCGCCGCCATTCGGAAAAATATCTTTTTAATTGCACCAGCCGCATCCGCCGCGCTATCAATCGAACCATCAAAAACGCCCTCAAACGTATCAGTAATAACATTCTGAATGTTTTTCATCGCGTTGATGTAAGGCTCTTCCATTAAGCGGCGGTTTTCTTCTGCTTGTTCCTGTAACTTTGCGGTGGTTTCTTCTTGCGCTTTAATGGCAGCTTTTGCTGCGTTGTTCGCTTTTACATTTTTAACAATTTCAGCAGCCTGTTTTTTCTGCGCCTCGGTCAGAGTGCCATAACGCTCTTCTAATTTTTTAAGCTCAAGCTCCACGTCATAGGCGGCTTTTGCTTGCTCATCCATCCCCATCGTTACGGTTTCATAAGTTGCCGCTGCCTGCATTTCATCAAGTGATTTCTGCAATTCATCGGCGGCTTTTTTTGCCGTTTTCATCTTATCAGCAAGGCCACCTTTGGGAGCCGAACCACCAGCCTTACCACCGCCCGAACCTTTACCAGAAAGCGCATCATTCAGCTTATTTTGAAGCTGGTATAATTCACCAAGTGCCTTAATGTTTTTGGTATATTCGCCGCGTGTTTCCGTTTCAGCATCAAGATTAAACGCTTTCAATAATGGGTTACTTGTACCCGCCGCAATTTTCGCTTTAAACTCTAATTCCGTTTGACGTAATTTTACATTTGCTTCTGCATCAAGGATTTTTGCTTTTACAGATTCAAGGCGATCCGCTGCGTTATCTCTTAACGCCTTTGATTCTTCTTCTAGCTTTGTTTTATTCTGGCCTGTGCTTTCCGCCAGCTTGTCATTCATAACAGCAAGGTCATCCGCTGCCTTGCTTGCGTCATCCATTTCAACGCGCAGTCTTTCAAGGTTTTCTTGCGCCTCGCTGCTTGAGTCAGAAAAAGCATAAATAGCCGTAGCCGCAAGGATTGCAACGCCGACTGGACCACCTAATAGAGCCATGCCGCGTGAGGCCAGTGTAGCAGCACCGCTAACCCCAACTAATGCCTTAGCCGCCAAAACAGAGCGGCCTTCCATTACACCAAGCGCAACTTGCACTGCCGCCAACTGCCTAGCCAGAATAATAGATTGCGCCCCCGCCATAACAGCAGCCCCAGCATACCTTGCACCAACCGCCGTTGCAGCAAATACTGCAACATCCGCAATAGCCTCAAAGTTTTCCGCTAAACCGTCAATGGATAGAGATAGCGTGCTAGTTGAGCTTGCGATTGCGTCACTTTTACCAATATAGCTTAAAAAAGCATTATCCAAGCGAGTAAGGGAGCGCGAAACAGTTGCCCCCATTTGTTCATATTCGGCATTAATGGTTGCAGCCCCGCGCTGTAATGCGCTTAAAAACTTATCAGTTGAAAGCTCGCCAGATTCCGCCATTTTTTTCATTTCGGCAGGAACGCGTAATCCTAACTCCTGCGCCACCACTTGCGCTAGGCGAGGGGCTTGGTCAATCAGCGAATTAATCTCTTGTGACGATGCCTTAAAGTCAGAAGCAATCGCTTGTGCAAGCTGCGTAACAGCCCCCTGCATAGCGCCCGCGCTCTCGCCAGTAATGGCAAAAGACTTTGCAACCGTTTCTGTAATTTTTAAGACATCAAACTGCTTTTTTTGCGTCGCATCTAACGATTGATTAAGGCGAACATAAAGGCCCGTATTAGCAGCAACCGAAGTGCCAGATTTCTGCGACAATGCCAGCAAGTCAGCTTGAGCCTTTGCAGTCTTTTGCGTAGAACCTGTAACAGTATTTAAGCGGCCTTCTAGCTGCTTAAACGAATCAGAATACTGAATAACTTGACGGATACCTTGCGCGCCAAAATACAAAGCACCCGCCGCGCCTATCTGCTTAAAGCGTTTTTCAATAACGCTCGTTGTCTGCTCACTTTTGCGCTGAAAAGTGTTTAGCGAATCCTCGCCGCGCTTTAACTCACGCCGCATCGTTTCGGTAGTGGCATCAATACGAACTAATAGCCGTTCTAATTCAGTTGCCATTACCGCGCCCTTTTCATCTGCTCATTATGGTATTTTGCAGCCTCTTTCAAATTAGAGAATTTCGGCTGCTTATCTTCTTTGCCGCCTTTTGACTTCTGAAAACCACGAACCCGCGCTTGCCATTCCATCATCGTCTGATTCCAAAAGTCATCAGGCGACATATTCAAAACCCCAAAAGCAAGCTCCATCCAATCCTTGAACGGAAGCCTTACTTGCGAGGCTTTCTTTGAGGCTTTCCCGCTGGCTTTTCAACCTCGCCTGTCTTGTAAGCAGTGGCAAAAAAGGCAGTCAATGCGTTGGTGCATTCTTCAAGCGAGCCATTACTAAAAGCAGTTTCCGCCGCTTCTTCTTCTGGCAACGTTTTATCAGAGTTAACCATAAGAAAACCAGCAACACGAAACACAAAAGACGTGCCTTTTTTATCCTGATTTAAAAAGCGGCTTTCATAATCTTCAAGCAAGCTAAGGGTAGCGCGTACTTTGTACTTTACGCCACCAATAACAAACTCACATTCATTGCGATGATGATTCATAAATTATGCCGCTTCCTGAATAACAAACTCGGTATTAATACCAACGCTAAATGTAGTCATTGTAATGCTGTCTACGTTATTAACTTCAGTGGTATCGGACATTGCTTTGCCGTTGAAAAAGATATTGGTATCTTGCAAAGGTGAACCACCATCATAATCATTTAATGCAATGCGGAAACAGTAATCAGAATCGGAACCAACCGCAACACGGATTGCATCTTGACCCGCATTGTCAATATCATGTCCAGCGGTGATTGTAATCGTACCGGGATTTTTAGAACCCTTGAACTTGCGAACAAGGCGGTCAGAAAGTGAGGTGAAAGTGATTTCGTTGTAAGTCATGCCAAAAGGTGAAATGCTTTCCACTTCACCAATTTCAACCCAAGTTTTAGCAAGGTAAGCGGCAAGGTTTTCGCTACCAGTGGAAACGCCACCGATATAAATTTTCGAACCAGCTGAAGTATGTATGGCCATTTTAGTCTCCTAAAGTTAATGTTGTGTTATTATACGCAATTTTACGCTTCCTTGAAAGGTTAAATTATCAGGCTCGCGTGAAGTATGTTTGTTTTGAACAAAAGACTGCACCATCGTGCCAGATTCCAGTGTTAAAGCCTTGCGGTGAAGTGCATCGTCAATATCAGCCATGATTTCGACAACCTCTTTTTGTCCCCTGTATTGTGACCATATCGAAAGATAAACCATGCGCTCGTCCTTGCGGCTGTTCAAAAAATCCGCATTCATGACCTCGGTGTTATTGATAACCACATACGGATAAGCCGCGCCTTGTGGAACTGAGTCATAAACCTTTACAGGATAAAGCGCGGTCGTAAGCGTGCTATAAATTGCCTTTTGAACTGCAAGGGTGTTGTCACTCATAATTCAGAAACCCTTTTTAATTGCGCGTTAACTGCATCCCGAACCTTTGCTTTGCCCCATGCCGCATTTACATCGTAAGCAGGCTGCATAAACGGCCTAGCGGGCTGTGGTGGTATGTTATGCTCTGGTGAACCTTTAGTGCCGAACTCTGCCCAGTATCCCTTAAAGAATTGCCATAGCTTATGCTTTGTCATCCTTGACATTTTTACGCTGGTGTTAAACGCGCTACCGCCTACGGCCTTCACCAATGCAACCGATTCTGCACCAATACCAATAACCGCACTCATGCCATCTTGTGATACCTTGAAGCCAATTTCTGCCTTTAAGTCGCCACTGTCTTCGGGAGCGCGAAGGATTGCATCAAGCTTAATAGCCGTCGCCACTTCCGTCATGGCAGGGCGTATGCCGCTTTGCACATGCTTTTCCATTGCGCGAAGTTTACGGCGCAACTTGTCAGCTCCTTGAATGCGCTCGTAGCGTGCCATTATACCGCTACCCCTTCTTCTGCATCTATTCGTAAAAACTGACTAATTTTGTCAGGTATTGCTACAAAGCGGATATTAAACGTTTTGCCGCGCCATGTGATTTTATCCTTAGCCAATATAGCCGCGCTTTCCGTACTATGGCGCAATATAAAGCGATAGTTGCGGGGGCTTTCCGTTTGGCTTGCCATATCACGCTCGCGTCCTGAAATAGGCTCCACACAAGCGCGGAAGGTGCCAAGCGCAAGCCATGAAACCGTTACACCACCAGAACCGTCACTTGCGAGAGATTCCCGCGTCACGGTGATTTTTTCGCTCAGTTTTCCAGCGTTTTCATTAAGCCGATACATTGCAGAAGCCTTTATAGTTTTCGGCATCGTCGCCTATCCACTGCTGCAATATAACATA